TGTATGTACAAAGGCGTTGCTTATGCTTTTCGAGATAATGCGGCAGGAACAGCAGTCGATATTTGGAAGTCTACCTCCACCGGATGGCAACAAATTACTTTATTCAAATCGCTACCTTTTAAAAGTTGCATATTAGATGTTCTTGATGGCGTTGTTATTAATCAAAAGAATTCTGGCGCAACGGCAACTGTTAAGCGCCAAGTAATTGAAACATCGCAAAGTTTAGATGATTTGGATGCCACCAGTGATTCTACAATTACAATGGGATTAGGCTCACATACTTTTACTACGCAAACCGGAAAAGCCTACGTTGCAGGTCAAGCAATTTTAATTACTGCAATTGCTTCGCCAACTAACTACTTGAACGGTACAATCACTTCTTATAGCACTAATCAAATTGTTATTAATATTACTGGTAAAACAGGCTCTGGCACATATAGCCAATGGGCGCTTCATTCCGATCCAATTAATTTGAGAAGCGATACCGGACGATTTATTGTTACAAACGTAACAGGCACATGGACAAATAATGCCGCTGATACTATTCGAGTGGGTATTATTGACATAGCTGTTGTGGACAGTGTGACTACTAATCCTATTACGCAAATTACCATATTACAAGGTGGTAATTATCAATTTGTTCAACATAACTTTTCAGCCGCGTCTGATGGTAAAAAACTATATGGTGCAGATTCATTAAATCGTGCCTTTGAGTTTGACGGGGATGTTTACATTCCTATTAGAACTCAAGTCACTATTGACGCTCCAACCACTATTGCAGCGGTAAACGGACAACTTGTATTATCTTATTTTGGAACAGCTTTGTTTTCAGCAGTAGGTAATCCTCATGACTTTAGAACAACAAGTTTAGGCTTTCAAGATGTTCAAGAATTCGGGGATACTATTACAGGAATGAGTCCAATTGTCGGCGGGGTTCTTGCTGTTGCGTGTCGAGATAGTTTTTGGCAAGTATCTATTGATAATCAGAGTAATTTATATAAAGCAGATTTGATTTCCCCAGATATTGGCGCAATTCATTATGGCTTAATGAATCTTGGTTCACTTTATTCATTTGATGACAAGGGAATTATTCGTATTGTACCGTCTTATGTATTCGGTGGATTTGAACATGATACCGTTAGCCGAACTATCCAACCTGTAATTGATCGTTTCCGAGAAAAAATTGTTGCTACTGCTATTTATAAAAGCAAAAATCAAGTAAGGTTTTATGCAAATGATGGTACAGGTATTATCATGACAATGAGCGCAGGCACCAGTCAAACAGGCGCGGCAACTACCGGTCATGATTTTTCAGAATTAACTTATCCAATTAATGTGAGTTATGCGTGGAACGGTGAGGACGCCAGTGGTCGAGATATTGTTTTACTTGGTGACGAAGATGGGTACGTTTATGTGGCTAATACCGGATCATCTTTTGATGGCGAACCTATTCAAGCCTATATCAGAACAGCGTTTAATAATGTAAAATCACCCTCAGCAATTAAACGATTTAGAAAACTTGAAGTTGAACTTTCAACCGTAGGTTACTCATATATTCGTTTTAATCCAGAATTTTCTTATGCTGATCCAAGTATCGCCACCCATTTTCTTAAATATGAAGAACTACAAGGTGCTGGCGGTTACTGGGATGAAGCTATTTGGAATGAATTTTATTACGATGGGAAGATAGTTTCCCAACCAGAAATACGCATACAAGGAAGTGGAACAAATATTGGTTTAGTCGTTTTTTCTAATACGGCTATTGATTTAGGACATAATTTATCGGGTGTTGTGCTTCATTACACACCTAGAAAACTAAATAGATAACAGGATAATAAAATGGCAACTAGGGCGGAAACTAAGAAAAATTATATAGACTTTGCAAGAACCCAATTGCAAAATGTACCATCTACTCAAGAGATTGCGGCATCTTATGGTATAGGATTAGATGGGGCATTAGTAATACAAAAGGCAATGCAAGCTCAACAAGACGGCTATATCGCAGCAATAGCGCAATATGATAACGAAACACAAGCTCCGGTAAACACTCTTTCAAATCCACCTGTAACTGCACTTTCAACCGCATCAGCAACTGAGCTTTCAAATACACCTGTAACAACCACGCCTGTAACTACACCTGTAACTGCACCTGCGCCTACAACAGTCACACCTGTAACTGCACTTTCAACCGCATCAGCAACTGAGCTTTCAAATACACCTGTAACAACCACGCCTGTAACTACACCTGTAACTGCACCTGCGCCTACAACAGTCACACCTGTAACTGTAACTGCACCTGCGCCTACAACAGCTACGCCTAATTTAGGAGTAACTTCACCACAAGGTATCACTACTCAGCAATTAAATTCAGCATTACAGGCTCAACAAGCAGCTAGTTCTAAAGCGTATAATGACGCATTACAAGCCAATCAAACTGCTTTAACCACTCAAAATGCTAATTTTTTAAAAAACTGGGATACCAATGTAAGTTCATTAAAATCCGATATTCTTAGTGGGGTGGATGCTAAGAACAAAGAGTTTGGGACACAGGCAACGCAAGGGTTTATGGACGCCTTTAAGAATTTCCAAATCCCCACTAACCAGCAAAACGGTGTTAATATGGGTAATTATAATGACAATAGAAATGCCGCTGCTGACCAATGGTGGTCGCAATATGTTACTGGACGGAGATAAATAAATGGCGACTATCAAATATACAGATATGGCTAAACCACTAGAATCAGAGTTTACCTATTGGAATACAGGGTTTAACAAACCTATGTACGACTCTTGGATGAATGCTTTTAATAGCAGCAGTACCCACCCAGACGCAGTAGCATATAGAGCTAAACAGTATTCAGACAAATACGCATCAGTTGTAAACCCCGATGGCACACCTGTTTTTGATTCAACATTTTATAATGGTCTTGCAACAGGCACTATTCCTCAAACTGTTGCGGATACGCAAGTAAAAAATTGGGCGACAGATTTATTAGCAAAAGACCCTAATATTAATTGGAATTTATCTGGAGGCGCAAATGAGCAAAACAAAACTTTTGTTGCCGAAAGAAATAAATTATTAGCTGATTTGCCATCCAATCGGAATTATGTTAATTATAATAAATCGAAAATTGAGGCGGATAAAGTTAATGCTGATGCGGTAATTGCGGCTGCGGCTGCCAAAGCTAAGGCTGACGCTGATGCTAAAGCCATGTTAGACGCAGATATTGCAACTAGTGCTGCTGAAGTTAAACAAAAAGAAGCAGATGACTTAGCTTATAAAAATAAATGGGATGCGATATATGGCAATATTGATACAGCTAAAGCTGAAAAAATTGCCAATATTAATACCGCTCCAACTGGCGCATTACCAACTGGCGATGTAAAAGCATTATCAACTGCTCCAACTGGTGCATTATCAACCGCTCCAACTGGTGCATTATCAACCGCTCCAACTGGTGCATTGGCAACTGCTCCAACTGGTGCATTGGCAACTGCTCCAACTGGAATGTTAAATTCAACTATCCCCTCTAAATGGGATGCGATATATGCCGGTATTAGTAGTGATGCAACTGCTGAACTAACTAAGATTAATACACCTTCTATTGGTGCATTATCAACAGGTGATGTAAAAGCATTATCAACTGCTCCGACTGGTGCATTATCAACTGCTCCAACTGGTGCATTATCAACTGCTCCAACTGGTGCATTATCAACCGCTCCAACTGGTGCATTATCAACTACTCCGACTGGTGCATTATCAACTACTCCGACTGGTGCATTATCAACTGCTCCGACTGGTGCATTATCAACAGGAGCTGTAAAAGCATTATCAACTGCTCCGACTGGTGCATTATCAACAGGAGCTGTAAAAGCATTATCAACTGCTCCAACTGGAATGTTAAATTCAACTATCCCCAATAAATGGGATGCGATATATAGCGGTATTGGTAGTGATGCAACTGCTGAACTAACTAAGATTACTACACCTTCTATTGGTGCATTATCAACTGCTCCAACTGGTGCATTATCAACTGCTCCGACTGGTGCATTATCAACTGCTCCGACTGGTGCATTATCAACAGGAGCTGTAAAAGCATTATCAACTGCTCCAACTGGAATGTTAAATTCAACTATCCCCAATAAATGGGATGCGATATATAGCGGTATTGGTA